TAATCTTTCCGAAAGGAAGGTACAACCCATGACAATCGGTTTAATCGCTCTCAGGGCCGCCAAAGAACAGCTTGCCGCGGCCATCGCCACAATCAAAGATGAACTTGCAAACCCCGAGATTTGCGAGCAAATCAAATTCGAAGTCTACAATATCGGCTCGGATCTAGATGATCATTTGACGGAATTGGGGAAGGCCATGCCGGCTCTCGGATCGGCCCAGGCGGCCGCGGATACTCAGGAAGCCAAGATTGCCGAAGGCGAGCCCTCAACCGCCGGCAATGCCGCTCTGGATGAGCCTGGGGCCAATGAGAGCCCATCGGCGGCCGATCTGGATGCTACCGTTGCCGCGGTTGCGGAGGGAGCCCCAGGCCCCGAAGTATTAACGTTTGACGCTCCCCTGCCTGGTTGAGTACAATCAAGCCTTGCGGCCCTCCCAAGAAGCCCCCGTTGCCATTGCCGGCGCGGGGGCTTCGCCTTTGGGGATCAATCCCAATAGGGCTCGCCCAAGATCCTCATAATTCACCATCAACAAGCCGGCGGAGATGCTCAGGGAAGCCCTGCCGCTTACCTTATCGCCGGCCTTGATCATTTTCAATCCCTCCAATGAATCAATATTAGCACATTACAAGTTACGTACAATACAACTTTTGGGGGAGTCTATAATTATTGAATGCTCTCGAAGAAACAAGCCGCGGCCGATCTCACTTTCAGGCGAATGGCTCGGGAGCATATCTTGCATTACATCCGATACACTTCCCAGAATTACAAGGTTTCCACGTTTGCCGAGATTGTTTGCTCGTCACTCGATCAATTCGTTATCGATGTGAATGCCGGCAAACGGCCGATTCTTATTCTCCAGGCCCCGCCCCAGCATGGGAAATCGGAGATCGTATCCCGTAAATTGCCGGCGTATCTGATGGGCCGGTTTCCTGAAATCCGGATCGGCGCGGCTTCATATTCCGATGAACTCGCGAACGCGATGGCTCAGGATGTTCGAAGAAATCTTGCAACCCCTGAGCATAAAGTATCGTTCCCCACTTCCAACGAAAAGCGAAAGTATGATGTAAACCGATTGGGCGAGTTCACTTCCCCAGGCGGGGGCGGATCTTATCTTGGGGTTGGAGTGGGGGCCGGCTTAACGGGGCGGCCGGTTGATTGTGTTATAAAGGGAACTTTGATTGATACATCGATTGGGCATATTCCTGTCGAAGATTTGCAGTTCGTTCAACCTTCCTGTAAGATACTCACATATCGGGAAGGATGTTTGTTCTATGAGCGGCTTGAGGCTTTCGCAGTGCATTCGTCAGTGGGGATATACCGAATCACCACTGAGTCCGGAAGAATACTTGAAGTTACTGGAGATCATCCAATCTTCAGCGGAAACGGTTATGTTGTCGCGTCTCAACTTGCCCCCGGTCAGAATCTTCTGTGTTCGTTGCGGAAAAGAAAAAATAATTGCGGCTTGCGAGTATCGAAAGAAGGTGGCTCAGTATTGCAGTCTGAAATGTTCGCATCTTGCGAAAAAAACCGGCTTCAAGTGTTTTCGTTGCAAAATAACCATTATTCCGAGAAGTCGCAAAATTTGCGATCAGTGCAGATTGAATGTCCGGGCGCTCACTCTTCCACGTTTGCAGATTTGCCCGATGTGTCAAAAGGAATTCGAAGCTGGATATCGTGGGCCGGGCAAATATGCTCAGTTTTGTTCAATCGCCTGTTCGAATCGAGCACACTCTCGCCGTATGAGTTCGATGGGCAATCCGAAATGGAAACACGGAGCCACTCCGTTGCGGGAACAGCCTCATTCAGCAAAGGCGTTTCGTTCGATTCGAAATCTAATTGTTCTGCGGGACAAGAATCGATGCGTGCTTTGCCATCGCTCGGATTCTTTACATGTACATCACATCGACAATTGGCCAATGAACAATGCGTCTGCCAATCTTGTAACTCTTTGCGCGAAATGCCATCGCAGAATCCATTGGATGATGGATGGGCCTTTGAAAATGACAGAGTGGCCTCAATTGTTAGAGTTTGCGAGAGTGCCGTTACCTACGATTTGCAGGTAGAGAACTGTCATAATTTTTTCGCAAACGGAGTATTAATCCATAACTGCGGCATCATTGACGATCCGGTCAAAAACGAAAAGGAAGCCCTAAGCCCTGTTACGAAGGAAGGCCATTGGAACTGGTATCAATCCGTTTTCACAACCAGGCTATCGGAAAACTCAGGTCAGATCATAATGGCAACGAGCTGGGCCGAAGATGATTTGCCGGCGCGGATCATCAACCAGTATCGCGGGGATCCGCGGTTAACTCATCTTGCCTTCCCTGCTATCAATTCCCCCAAGGAAGTGGGGTATAACCCCGCGTTGGCCGAAGGGGCTCTTGTACCCCAGTTGCATTCGTTGGAGAAGCTCTTAGAGCAAAAGGGGCTCATGAGCGAATATTGGTGGAGTGCTTTATACCAGCAACGCGCGAAAGCTCTGGGCGGGAACGTCTTCAAACAGGATGGAGTTCAGTTCTATCTCCCGAAGGATCTCCCAAAGAAATTTGATAAGGTGATTATCAGTTGGGATTGTACGTTTAAAGACACTGATGGAACTGATTTCGTTGTTGGGCAAGTATGGGGTAAGGCCGGCGCGAACTCTTACCTGTTAGATCAGATCCGAAAGCGAATGAGCTTTACCGCAACTCTCAAAGCGGTAATTGCCCTCAAAGAGAAATGGTCAAATGCCTGGGAGATCCTCATAGAAGACAAGGCCAACGGGCCGGCCGTAATCGATACTTTAAAAACCCAGGTACCTGGGATCCTGCCAATCGAACCCGATGGATCGAAGCTCGCGCGAGCCCATGCCGTGACAAGCTATTGGGAAGCCCTGAATATTTGGTTGCCTCATCCGGATATTGCCCCCTGGATCGGCCGCCTGGATGGATCCCATCCAACCGATAGTTTCCTGGGAGAGCTTACGGCTTTCCCCGCGGCCGCCCATGACGATCAAGTTGATTCAATGACACAAGCTCTCCGCCGGCTGTATCCTTTGTTTGGCAAATTAGCAATTTCGCAAGCGGCCATAAATGCGGCCCTGGGGATAAAGAATTGAGAGATAGAAGAACCGAATATGAAATGAGCCCTTCGCCATTGATGTATAACGAAATCGATGCCGAAGATCAGGTTTCGAGCTTCAGATTTAAAGATATTTTGGCGGATCTCGAAACTCCCGCGGCCATCGGTTACGGCCGGTTGTACTATCAAACTGGTTGGACTGGGGTTATACTTTGGGATGGTTCCTCTTATTTTGCCGATGGAATCTTTACTTTCAGTGAGATGATCGATTTGATCTCCACCAGGTACGGCCGGCGATTTGAATTCGAAATTGAAAGGGAATACGAAGATGGCGAAGAGTAATAGAGTTCCGCCGGCGGAAATCTCCGCTCATGCCCTGGGCCTTGCTCGCAAGCCTGGAGAGTTGAAGCCCTATGCCTTCCCTATTCAACCGCCGGCGTTGATGCCTGGAGTTGTTCCGAAGGGTAAGAAAGCTCCAGCACTCGCCCAGGATGATGGCTCTTATGCTTATGCTCAAGCTGCATTCGGGGTATACGGATCCGCCTTTTGTACCGGCTTCCCTGGGTATCCCTATCTCGCCCAGCTCACAACGCGCGCCGAATACCGCTTGTTTGCGTTGGCCCTTTCAACGGAATTAACTCGGGAGTGGATTACTCTCAACAGTTCCGAAACGGCCGGCGATGAAACCAAAGACAAGATCAACAAACTCAACCAGGAAATCAGGCGTTACAAATTGCAAGATCGAATTCGAACCGCGGCCGAGCATGATTCGTATTTTGGCCGCGGCCAAATTTTCATTGAGATCGATGGGCATGATCCCGAATTGCCGCTTGTTTTGGACGCGCGAACGATCAAGAAAGGTTCTCTCAAACGGATCTCCAACGTTGAACCGATGTGGACAACCCCGAGCGCTTACAATGCCCTGGATCCAACGGCCCCCGATTTCTATAAGCCAACCAAATGGTTCGTAATGGGCAAACAGGTTCATGCCTCTCGGTTGCTTACAATTGTGAGCCGACCACTCCCCGATATGCTCAAACCGGCCTTCAATTTCTCCGGAATGAGCCTGAGCCAACTTACCGAACCATACGTTGATAACTGGTTGCGAACTCGGCAAAGTGTTTCAGATCTGATTAACAATTTCTCGATTACTGCTCTTGCCACCAGTATGGATCAAGTGTTAACAGGGCAAGCCGATGGAACCGATTTGTTCAAGCGAGTTGAGTTGTTTACGGCCACTCGATCCAACCGCGGAATGATGTTGCTCGATAAAGAGCGGGAGGAACTCGTTCAAGTCAATACCCCATTGAGCGGCCTTTCGGAGTTGCAATCCCAGGCGGAGGAACATATGGGCCTCCCCTCCCAAATGCCGATGATTGTGCTTACCGGCATCTCGCCGGCCGGCCTGAACGCTTCGAGCGAAGGCGAGTTGTTGGCCTGGGAAAACAGAGTTGCTGCGGCCCAGGAAGCCGATTACAGAGAGCCGATTGAAATCATAATCAACGCTATTCAACTCTCCATGTTCGGCATAATTGACGAAGATATCCATGTTACATTCAATCCGCTTCGGCAAATGACTCCGAAGGAACTTGCCGAGATCCGAACCGCGAACAGTACAACTGCGGCAAACTATCTCGATAGGCAAGTGATCTCGCCGGATGAGGAACGCGAGCGGCTCGCGCGAGATCCCGAAAGCGGATATCAGGGGCTCGATCTAAACGTTACTCCAACCGATCCGAATGAGGGGGAAGACAATGAAGAAGTTCCTGAGTAATTCAAAGTTCGCGGGATTAGCTCTCGGCCTGGTTGCCTTGCTCGCCATCACTACGGCCGCCGGCGTCAACGGCAAATTCAATTCGGTAACTTCGGCCCTGGGTTATCAAGTGGCCGGCGCGGCGGGATCTTCAGGGCAAGCCCTTTGTTCCGATGGCACAAGATACGATACCCCTTGCACCATTCCCGCGAGCGGGGTTCCGCGAACCTGTTCCGGATCCTATCCGAATGAGAGTTGTTATCACGTTCTCGGAGATGGAACCATTGAAGCATGGGGGCATTTGACCGTTACGTTTCCGAGCGGAACGTTGGCGACGGGATCGATTACCTATCCCAATACCGGCGGAAATGCTTTTACAGTTGTTCCGGTTTTGACTTTAACCCCGAACGATAATGCCGATGGAGATAATTCCTTTACGGCCTGGGGAAGCTCCCCTTTGACTACGGGAACGGGAATCAAGGTTCGTTGCGCTGTCAATATTGGGGGCTCGGGTTGTTCTGGAAGCCTTGCGAGTACCGTTCCAATTGCATGGCGAGCTGTTCAGTAAATGATTGATCAGAAACCCAGGATCGTTCGCGGCATCCACTCCAACGCTGGGGTTCGCGCGAGTTATCAGCGGCAAATGCGAGCCCTTATCGATGAGATGGCCCAGAGCATCGAATATTGGCTTGCGGCCGCTTACAAGGCCGCCCCGCCCCGTATGGCGGCCCTGGTTGCCGCGGATGCCACTCCATCGGAAGAGATGCAACGGAAGTTCCGGCAAGTTGCTCGAAGATGGCTCCGCCGGTTCGATGACGCCGCCCCCAAGATTGCCGAAGCCTATTTGCGGGGATCCTTCAGGGCAACCGATTCGGCCATGCGGCAAGCTCTGAAGGCCGCCGGCCTTTCGGTAAAGTTCACTCTTACCCCAGCGATGCGCGATGCCTTCAACGCATCATTGGCCGAGAATATCGGCTTGATCCGCTCGATCCCCGAAGAGTATTTGCAAAAGGTTGAAGGGGTTGTTGCTCGATCCTATGTTGCCGGCCGGGATCTCGAAACGATGGTTGCACAGCTCCGCCGGCTTTACCCCCAAGCTTCAAACCGCGCGGTTCTCATCGCGCGAGATCAGAGCAACAAGGCGAATGCCGTTGTAATCAGGGCTCGGCAATTAGAACTTGGGATTGAAGAAGCCTTATGGTTGCATAGTCACGGCGGGAAGGTTCCGCGGCCGGATCATTTGGCCGCGGATGGTCGGCGTTACAAAGTGGCCCAGGGATGCAAAATTTCTGGAGTCTTCATCCAACCAGGCGAGCTGATCAATTGCCGATGCACTTCCCGTTCGATCCTGCCTGGGTTTTAAAAGCCAAAGAAGTGGACGGCAATCCAGAATATTCCCATCCAAATCAATGAGGATACAGTAAACGCGACCCCAAAACCAATAAAAGCATTTTGAGCTTCGGTTCTATCCTTCCATCTTTCAGTCATATAGTTTGGGCCTCCCTGCCCCTAACGATCAATTCGGCTTGCTCGATATCGCGGGAAACGATCTCCCCAGATTCAAGGCTAATCAAAGCCCCTTCACTATGCTCGAAGTGGAATATAGTGTACGGGGCTCCGAGAATTCTTGCAATGGTTTGGATGTAATACCATTTTTTCATTACTTGGCCTCCGATACCAAGAAAGACCAATTGGGCCCGCATTCCACTGCAATTAATGGCCCAATGGGTTGCCAATCCCCGAGATGTTTGAAAGTTAATGTGCATACTCCATCATGCGGTTCGAATTTTCCATTGATTACAATGCTCTCAGTCATAAGGGTAATTTGGTCAGCCAATCCTTCATCAAACCGGACATGATCGGTAATGGCAATTTCGCCGGTAGTGGGATTCCCCACAAGCACTCCGTAAAATCCTCCGACAACTCCTTTTCCCGTGATCCCAAATCCAATTAATAGGTGATTTTCGGGAGATCGTAGCAAATAGACCGAATCGCACTTTATGTGGCCAATGCAATTGCCTTTAATTAGTCCATCTTGGCCCTCAACGGTAGCAACCCCCATTACCGCTAGTAACAGGCTGAAAATTATCGTTTTCATTTTCATTCCCTCCAACAAGATCAATCCTCGCACATTACTTGTAACGTGTCAAGGGGTATCTGCAAAATTATTTGCGAATTTAATTGATAGTGCTATGGTTAATCTGAAATGCCTATAAAATCTTGCACATTACCGGAAGGCGGGAGCGGGTTATATCCGTTCTTTTCGTTTGCCAGTTTGAGCTTTTGCGAGATTATCTTTCCATTCTCGACTCATTCCGCGCGAAACGAGAGGGCCTCCTGGTTGTCTAATATGCCCCGCCTTAAAACTTCTGATTCGATGGCAATTGGAACAGATCACATCGCATTTTTTGATTTCTTTAAGGATCTTGGCGTCACTCTTCCCACTCCCGATAGCTTGAGAAATATCGAATCTTTTGATTCCGCGAGTGTGGTCGAAATCCATAACGTAAGGTGGGAACGATCCCCCGCAATCTTTGCAAGGTTTATTTTTAGCTTCTCGAATAATCTCCCTCCGGCGATTTCTCATTTTCTCCATTCGGGGTTTAACTTGTGCCGAATAACAAAGTTTGCACGTATTTCGAACTCCGAAGGAATGGGAAGAATCGGCCGGAAATTCTTTGATTTCTTTTGGCTTCCCGCATTTGTTACAAATCTTCGTAATCATGGTTTTAGTGTAGCATACGGGAGTGTTATCCCATGCCTATAAAATCTTGCACATTGCCGGAAGGGGGTTCCGGTTTTAAATGGGGAGATTCAGGACACTGCTACCCCACCAGGGAGCAAGCGGAGAAGCAAGCCGCGGCGGCCCATGCTAACGGTTATGTTGGGGATATGGCTTTAGATTCTTCCGCGCGTACCATTGACACCGATGGCCGGATGCACATTGATCGTTCGCACATCAGCAAGGCCGCGGTAAATCCCTATTATGGATTTGAGATCCCCAATGCCGAGATGCTCGGCCTGGATCCCCAGAAGATTTATTATTTGCTCCGCTCGCCGGAAGAGTTGGCGAAGGGGGCCGAAACATTCGCGCGATTGCCGATCCTGAAGAAGCATATTCCGGTTTCGGCCAATTCCCCGCGGCAAGATTTGGTTGTTGGGGCCATCGGCTCCGAAGTAACTTTTCTCGATCCTTATCTTGATGCTGATGTTTGTATCTGGGATGCCCAGGCGATTGCCGGCATTGAAACGGAAACCATGCGGGAGTTTTCCTGTGCTTATCACTATGTTCCTTTAATGACACCGGGGGAATATAACGGAGAACCCTACGATGGTATAATGACTCAGATTCGCGGTAATCATCTCGCTTTAGTTGAATCGGGGCGAGCTGGATCCGATGTTTTAGCGGCTGATCAAAAAATGAAGGGAATTCCAATGAAAATGACTAAACTGGGCAAAGCCCTTTTCGTATCTCTCACAACGGCATTCCCGAAGTTGGCCGCGGATACGAACCTTCCCGGGTTGCTTGCAACCGCGAGCAAAAAGAATTTCAACAAGGCCGAGTTCCGCGGCAAGGTTCTCGCGATGGACGCGGCCGTACCAGGCGAACAGCTCGATCTGGTAATGGACGCCATGATGGACAACCAGGAAGATCCCGAGCCTACCGAGCCGAAGAAGAAACCGGCGGAGGATGAGGAAACGGAAGAAGAGAAGAAGGCTCGCGAGAAGAAGGAAACGGAAGAGAAGGAAGCTCGCGACAAGAAAGCCAAAGATGAAGCCGAAGTTGAAGGCGAGAAGAAAACGAAGGCTGCGATGGACTCGTTCCGCGCGGAACTTCGGGATGCCGAAGAAGCTCGCCGGGAAGTTCGGCCGGTTGTTGGCGATGTACTCGCCCAGGATTCGGCGGCCGATATCTATACCTTCGCTCTCGATCACATGAAGGTTGACCATGCCGGCGTTACCGGCGTTCCGGCCCTCAAAGCATTGTTCAAGCTCGCCAATACGAAGGCCGCGCCAGCTTCCCGCGTTGCTCAGGATTCCGCGGGGCTCGTTGCTCAGTTCCCGAATGCGGCTCGCTTTCGGCAAGCCTAGTTTTTAACCGGCACTTCCCCCAGGGCATCGGGGAACTCGTTTCAGGGAGAATCAAACCATGTTTCAGAACAAAGTGAATCTTCAACAGGCTCCCGCGGTTGCCGGCGATTTCGCAAGCTCCAACCCGCGCGCGAGCGTTCTTGCAGGGGAAGGCGCGCTTATTGCCGGCCCTGGTGGCGTAACCGTTGGCCGATTCGCATGGATCGAGCCCGATGGTAAAACCGTTGTCAACTTCGGAACGGCCCCCGCAAAGCCGGCCGGTTTTGTTCATCGCGAACAGCAAGCCCTGATCACCGTTTATCTGGGCGAAGCCTCCAACGTCATTCCCGCGGGTTTCCCCGTTACACTTCATGATGCCGGCGATTTCTTCGCTACCAATGCCGGCGGATCTGCAAGCGTGAACGGCTCGGCAATTTACGCGAGTTATTCGGACGGGAAAGCCTATGTTGGCTCGGCTCCCGCCGGCGCGAGCGTTACCGGATTGATGGGCTCAACGAATACCGCGGCCCTGGGCGCAACCTTTACCGCTTCGGCGGGAGTTGATACAACTCAACTCGTTGTGACGGCCGTAACCGGCTTGATCAGCGTTGGAGAGGTTGTTTCGGGTACCGGCATCACCGCGGGTACAACCATTCTTTCCCAGGTTTCGGGTACTCCAGGCGGGGCCGGAACTTATCAGCTCTCGGCCGCCAATACCACTGCTGCCGCAACCGTTACCAGCTTCGGGAACATTGTCAAGGTATCGGCAACAACCGGATTGATTTCGGTTGGGGAAACCATCAGCGGCGGGGCCGGCTTCCCGGTTGGCGCAACGGTTACGGCTCAGGTTTCCGGTACCCCAGGCGGGGCCGGCGTTTACAGCCTCTCGGCCGCGGGTTCGGCTTATACCGCGAGCGCGAGCGGCGTTACAACCTTCGGAACGGTTCTGGATGTTACCGCGGTTGGATCCGGATCCTTGCTCGTTGGCGATGCGGTAAGCGGCACAGGGCTCCCAGCATCGGCCAACGTTGCTTCCCAGATTTCGGGAACGGCCGGCGGCATCGGGATTTACACTCTGGATCTTCCGGCAAGCGCTTACGCGGCTTCCACAACCGTTACCGCGGTTGGCGGAATCCTCACAAGCTGGGTTGCAAAATCCATCGCCGCAATTGGCGAGCTGGTGAAAATCTCAACCTGGGGCAATTAACTCGGCAAATTCAATTCGGGAGAATCACAGTGGATCCTATCCTTTTAGCACTTCAAGAGCAAGCCGGTATCAACTTCATGGGGGCCGTTCATGCGGCCCTTCAGAAGCCGGAAGCGGCTCGCAGTACCGTCATTGCTCAGGATGCACAACCTGGGCTCGTTACCGTTAGCAATAGCGGTATCCCCGCGTTTCTCTCAACCTACATTGATCCCAAGTTGATCGAAATCCTGGTTGCTCCCATGAAGGCGGCCGAGATCGTTGGCGATGAGATCAAGAAGGGCGATTGGACAACCGAAACCGCGATGTTCCCCGTTGTGGAATCCACCGGCGAAGTGAGTTCGTATGGTGATTACTCGGAGAACGGCCGCGCCGGCGCGAACACGAATTTCCCCCAGCGTCAAAGCTATACCTACCAGGTTATGACGGAATGGGGCGAGAGGGAGTTGGAGAAAGCGGCCCTTGCAAAGATCGATTGGGCCAATCGCGTTAACATCGCGAGCGTTTTGACTCTGAGTAAGTATCAGAACAAATCGTATTTCTTCGGCGTTGCCGGCCTCCAGAATTATGGCCTGTTGAACGATCCCCAGCTTTCCGCGCCGATCACTTCGGCCGGCGATTGGGCGAGCCCTTCGTATACGGCTCTTCAGGTTCTCGCGGATATCTCGGCCCTCTATACCCAGCTCCAGGTTCAGGCGAATGGCCTGGTGGAACTGGATACGGCCATGACTCTCGCCATGAGCCCGACAAGTGAAGTTGCGTTGACGAAAACAACTGAATTCAATGTCAACGTGATGGATCTGATCAAGAAGAATTACCCCAACCTGAAGGTGAAGACGGCCCCCGAGTATGCCACGAATGCCGGCCAACTCGTTCAGCTCATCGCGGATGAACTCGAAGGCCAACGTACCGTTTCGGTTGCGTTCACTGAGAAGTTGAGGGCTCATCCGATCATCATTGCCGCTTCGAGCTTCAAACAGAAGAAGAGCCAAGGAACCTGGGGAGCAATCATCTTCCGGCCCTTCCTCATCGCCCAAATGATCATCGGCTAATTGGGCGGATCGGCAAGAATGGCTTTACAATGGGGGTTGAGGGGATTAACTCTCAACCCCTTATTTCATTGAAGGAAGGTAAATAGGAATGGCAAAGGGAAATACAATTCTCATCGGTTGCCGGTTGCCTCACGGCCTGGTATTGTCGAATCCACTCAAGAAAGGCGAGAAAGTAACGCTCGCCGGCCTTAACAAATCCCTGATTATCGGGGCTGATTACGTTACAACCGAAGTTGATGCCGATCTCTGGGCGGCCTGGAAATTGACGCGCGAGAAATCGCCCCTCTTTACTTCGGGAGCCATTTTCGAAGCTCGATCCGATGCGGATGCCGCTTCCATTGCGAAGGAACTTCGGAAAGAGAAAACCGGCCTGGAGGCGATGCCGAAGGATGCCGCGGGAGTGAAGCCGGCCGAAAAGGGGTAACAGTGGGAATCGCTGTTTTCAATCCTGTAGCATTCAAGGCTCGGTATCCTGAATTTGCAGCCGTGAGTAACGATGTTCTCACGGCTCTCTTTTTAGAAGCCGGCCTTTATCTCGACAACTCCGATTGTTCCCCCGTTCAGGATCTCACCAGGCGGGGAATGTTTCTCAACATGATTACGGCTCATATTGCCTTCCTGGGGGGCCTGTTAAGCGCTGATGGGCAACCGCGGCCCGTTGGAAGGGTATCCCAGGCCGGCGAAGGAACTGTTTCCGCGAGCTTCGATTGGAATCAATTAACTCCCGGTTCTGGCCCCTGGTTCGCGCAAAGTCAATACGGCTCCGCATTCTGGCAGTCAACAACAAGCCTTCGGGGAATGCGCTATATTCCCCGCCCAACTCGGATCTGGTAATGGCAAATCTTCCCGTATCTGAAAGAGTAAATCGGAAATTGCAAGAGATCGTTCGGAAGATGGGCGGGGGCTCGGTTCAAGTGGGGTTTCTGGAGGGGGCAACTTATCCCGATGGTACCCCCGTTGCCGCGGTTGCGTTCTGGAATGAATTCGGGCATGGCGGCCCGTTCCCGAGCCCCGCGCGGCCCTTCTTTCGCGGTATGATTGCCAAAGAATCACCAGGTTGGGCCGTTAAAATGGGGGCGATGGCGAAGGCCACAAATTACGATGGGCCAAAGGTATTGGCATTGATGGGAGAAGATATCGCGGGAGCCTTGCGCGAAAGTATCGGAGATCTTACCGAGCCGGAATTATCCCCCACTACGTTGGCCCTTCGAGCGAAGTTCGGGAACAATCCTGGGGCCATACGCGCGCGCGATGTACTCCAGGCCCAAAAGGATGTTGCGGCCGGCAAGGCGGGAGCAACGGGAACCCAGGCAAAGCCCCTTGTATGGACTGGGCATTTACTGAACTCGATAAGCTATGAGGTTAAACGATGAGCCCCGTTCAACAATCGCCGGCCGTAAACTCCCACTGGTTAAGCCGGCAATGGGAAATTTACTATTTTAGCAGGGGGCTTTGATGGATCTCCGAACAATCGCGAACGCTGTAAGCGATACGGTAAACCCGAACTTGATTGTTACTGTTCAGAGATCCAGCGGGTTTACCATCGGAGCCGGCGCGAAACAGGTTCCCACTTATGCGGCCGGCGTTGATGGGCCGGCCCAGATTCAAGCTCTCGATAGCGTTGAACTCAAACAGTTGGATGGAATGAACATCCAGGGAGTTGTAAAGGGAATTTATTTGAGAGGGGCTCTCGCCGGCGTGATCCGGCCAAATCAACAGGGCGGAGATTTTGTTGTGATTGCCGCGCCGGCCCCTGTATTCTATCGAGGAACCTGGTTGATCGTTAAGGTTTTCGAGCAATGGCCGCTCTGGGTTAAAGCGGCAATCGTTTTGCAAGGGGGAGCATAATGCCGGCGGCCGTTCCCTATGTTTCGAGTATCGTAATCGATTCGGTAATTGATGCCCTGAAGGCTTTCGTTCAACCGTTCGTTGGAGCGAATCCCATTGTTCGAGCCCAGGTAAATCGCGTTCCGATGCCGCTTACCGGCTTCGTTGTTCTCACCGAACTTTTGGAAGTGGATTTGGAAACTCCATCCACTCAACTAGACTCGGCTGACGATCAATTGACCATTACGGCCCCAACCCAGATCAACGTTCAAATTGATTTTTACGGCCCCGCGGCGGGGGATCAATGCAAGGCCCTGAAAAGTGTTTTTCGCTCGATTTATTCGCCGGCGCAATTCCCTGATGGAATCAAACCTTTGTATTGCTCGGATGGGCTTCAAAGCCCTTTAATATCCGGAGAGGAACAATGGGAAAGTAGATTCACCATAACGGCCTCTTTGCAGTATAATCCGAGTGTTACCGTTCCACAACAATCGGCCGATACGCTTGCCGTGAAAGTTCTTGAGGATATACCATGACGATTCCCGCATCTCAGATCGTAACCGTAAATCCGGAGGTTGTGGCCGCCGGCGGAAACCCGCTCGCGTTGAATGGCTTGTTTCTTACGCAAAGCCTATTAATGCCAACCGGCAAGGTTTATGGCTTCGTAAGTTCAACGGCCGTAAAGAATTTCTTTGGGCCGGCTTCGGCGGAATATGCCGAGAGCTTGATTTATTTTGCCGGTTACGACAACTCCAGCATCAAGCCGGGAGTTATGTTGTTTGCTCCCTTCAATCTCGCGGCTCGCGCGGGTTGGGTACAATCCGGATCCCTTGCCGGAATGACTCTTACCCAGTTGAAGGCCGTCACGCCGGGAACTCTTACGATCTCTCTGGATGGAACTCCGGAAACTTCCAGTTCCATTGATCTTTCGGCTGCCACCAGTTTCAGCAATGCGGCAACAATCATCGAAGCGGCATTTGGAACGGCCCCCATTGTTACCTGGAATGCTGTTAACAATACCTTCCTGATCGAGAGCAATACGAGCGGCCCCAGTTCATCGGTTTCGATTACAACCGGCGCGCTCGCAACGGCCCTCAACTTTACTGCGGCAACCGGCGCATTAACTTCGGCCGGCGCGGCTCTCGATACTCCAGGCTCGGCAATGGATAACGTTGTTGCCGTTTCCCAGAACTGGGCAACCTTTACAACGCTCTGGGAACCAATTACAGCCGCCAAGGAAGCCTTTCAGGTTTGGGCCGCGGCCCAGAATCAGCGGTATGGATATGTTGCATGGGATACCGATGCCCAGGCAATCGTTCAGGGCTCAACAACCTGTTTCGGCGCAATTGCGAAGGCCGGCAATTTCGAAAGTGTTATTTGCGTTTCAGGGGATCTCGCCATATGCACATCCGGCGATATTCTCAACCTTGCCGTGTTCCTCATGGGAGCGGTTGCCTCCATCAATTTCGCGGCAACGAACGGCCGGATTACCGCGGCCTTCAAATCCCTCTCGTTGCTTAATGCAACTTGCGCCGATCTCCAACTTTCAAAGAACTTGACGGCCAACGGTTACAGCTTTTATGGAAGCTATGCAACGGCCAATCAGGGCTTTGTGTTCTTCTACAACGGCGAAATGCCTGGAAGTTTCAGTTGGCTCGATACCTTCGTGAATCAGATCTATTTGAACAGTCAATTTCAATTGGCTCTCTTAGATCTTCTCACTGCGATTGGATCAGTTCCCTACAATGAAGAAGGATATGGGCTCGTTCGGGCCGCAATGGGAGATCCGATTCAAGCGGCCCTCAACTTCGGGGCCATCCGCGCCGGCGTTTCCCTCTCGGCCGCTCAAACCGCGGAAGTGAATACCGCGGCGGGGCAGGATGTTGCTTCGATCATTGAGAGCCAAGGTTACTTCCTCCAGATCAAGGATCCGGGGGCAACCGTTCGCGGCCTTCGGGGTACCCCGATTGTCAATTTCTTTTACACTGACGGAGGCGCTTTGCAATTTATCAGCATGGCGAGCATCAATATTCTTTGACTTCTCGACGATAATGGGGCACAGCACAGACGGGAATACACAAAGACGGGCAGAGGGGGCGGGGCTCAATTGTATGATCTGCTCATTCGCAAAAGTTTTCCGGTAGGATTTCAAACTTTATGTGCCAATCATAATTTGAAAAAGCACATAATGACTTTGAGGGAGAAATAAATGTCTGATTCAACGATCACGAGTGCCAATTCCGTTTTTACCATTTCGGTTCCTGGGTTGTTCCCCGCTCCCGTTCAGTTGCATGGGTACTCGGCCGAACGGGCCTGGAATTCCGATCAACAGGATCTCGCGGAAACGCAAATGGGAGTCGATGGCCGCTTGACGGCCGGTTATACTCCGATGCCCGTTAAGCAAACGATCTCCCTCCAGGCGGATTCCCC